TGGTATAGAAAGACCAGTATCTGAGTTTGTGCCTATTGACCAATTTTATGTGTCATACTATGCAAGTAATTTAAGAAAAGCAGATAGGTACACACACGTTATATATCGTAATCCTGTAGATATGCAAAAGGATATTGAAGCTGGTATTTATTCTGATATAGAATTACCAGAAGCAACATATCCTAATCAAAGTAATCTATCAGAAAAATTAAATACTATTATGGGTATCTCACCAACTGCAGAACATGACCCACAATATGTATTATTAGAACAACATTTACATCTTGATATTCCTGACCCAGAGTGTCAAGAAGGTGAGTTTGCTCCATATATTGTTACAGTGGAGCAAGAGTCTCGTCAAATATTAAGTATTCGTAGAAACTATAGAGCCGGTGATACAAATAAAGAAAAAAGAATGCACTTTGTTCATTACAAATTTGTTCCTGGATTTAGTTTTTATGGGTTAGGCCTTATACATTTCTTAGGTAATTTAACCATGACAGCGACTGCAGCTATGAGGAGTCTTGTAGATGCTGGACAGTTCGCTAATTTACCAGGAGGATTTAAGGCAAAAGGAGTAAGAATGGTGGGCGATAACGAACCTATTGCTCCTGGTGAGTTCAAGGAGGTCGAAGCAACAGGTATAGATTTACAAAAGGCGATTGTTCCTCTCCCATATAAAGAGCCTTCCTCAGTGCTATACAACATGCTTGGATTTGTAACTGCTGCTGGTCAGAAGTTTGCAGACAGTACAGAACAAATAGTTTCTGATGCTGCCTCCTCTGGACCTGTGGGTAC